AATTAAATGATTCAGATAATCAGGATCAGCAAATGGCGACTGACCCAAGAATGGATTCATCGCAAACTGTAAGTGATCCTGAATGTGTGCAATGTGATCCTGCTGGATATACGCATACGAAGGCTGACCAATTAACATTGCCGCATTCTCATCCGCAGAAGTGCGCTGCTCAGGCGACGGAGTATCTTTCAATATCTCATTAATATTCGGCACCTTCATCTGCTTTAAGACTCGCTCAAGAACCTTGTTAACTCTAAACTCTTCAGGGTGCTTTTCAGCTAAGGAAAGTATCGCCTGATTCTGAGCCATCCTTTGGGTCTCAGAGAATATGTGCGGATCAGATACAGGAGTGATGTCCGTATTCTTAGCAAAGTCTTCTCGCGTTACCTCTAGATCAGTAACGATGTCGGACTTCTGCATATCGTCAAAGTGCCAACGATTTAACCGGCAGAGAATCTTTAATACGCGCTTTTGCGACTCATGCAAGCGTGCATGGATCGATGAGTAAACTTGTGCGCCTTGCTCAATTAAAGCCTGCGTAGTGCCCACAGGAGCGTTCGCAGTAACGTCAGCTATCTTCTCCTCAGCCGTAGTCAATACTGACCTTGTAGCCTTATCTAAGAAGCCCAATAGCTCAAACAATACTTGGCTCGGTGGGTTGAACGGCATAGGCATAGCGATCTGCCTAATGTCTTGCACACCAGGCGCACCTTCGATCTCCACAATCTGCGTCACGTCAACCTGCTGGCTTTGACCGCTGAGCTTAGCTCCCTTCAACTTCAGCATTGTCGCCGCATTGTTGATGTGTGCAGAGTCAAGCAGAGCACGCAAGCTACCTGTCAGCGCAGCCGATAAGCCACCAATCAATTGCGGTAAACCAATAGCGTAAGCACCACGCCAAGGGATAAACTTGAACTCCACAATCCAATCCAACTTCGTCATGGTCTTGTCGGACTCTTCCCAGTTCCTATACAAGCCCACCACTTCATTGTCCAGCTCATCAATCATCAGGATGTAAGGCGCGCTCTTTCCCTTAGTCGCGTCATCATCTTCAAGCTCAAGCCACGTATAGATGTGATACACCTTACGCAGGCCATCCTTATTATCTTCGTACTGCTTACCCTCAATTTTATTATTAGCCTTCTGAACCTTATTCTCTTCCAAAGATTCAGTAGCCTTCATATAGCTGATATCACGGTACATACCAGATTCCATACGACGCTCAAACTCATACGTCGTAATCTCATGCACCTCAGCCGCACGTTGCGCTGTATAGAAGTTAGTCGCAGCAAACGGTAGAATCACCCGATCAATCGGCAGGAACTCTACGCAAGGACGCTTCTTTTCCTCGTCAAACCATAGCTTGAAGTATTGCGACCCACCCAAGGGTAACTGAGTCATCAATACTTCTTGCTCGTCACGAAACTCTTCAATCTGCTCAGTAATCTGCCAGTTCAAGAAATCTACCTTGCGCTCAGCAACAGCAGATTTCATATCATTGGTTTTACCTACAATCTTTGATTTGACAGGGCCATCAGGCGGGAACATTTCCTTGATTGCACGAGCCGCAAAGTCTACGCAGCCCTCAGCCATAGCAGGGTGAACCACCTTAGACGCACCCATAAAGGTAGCGCCGCCTGGGGCATCATTACCCATACCAGTACGACGAATGCCCTCTTCATACTGCTTGTCACGCAGCTCTCGAGCTTGCTTATCGCTCTCCAATAAATCAAGGAAGCGGAACGTCAGATCAGATAACGTGCCAGCATCAACAACGTCAGCTAAGTTGTCGTAGAACTCAGGATTAAACTCAGGGCCGTCCTCCATCTCAATAATGGCTGACCCATCAGGCTGCTCTTCAGCACTCATCTCTGGCATATCTACTATGGCAGAGCCGTCGTCTAATTCGTCAATGTTGATGTCATCCATCATTTAGCCTTGTGTTTACTTAGTTCTTTACGCATGGCAGTTACGCTGTTAGCTATAACCACTTTAGTTTTTGTGCGATTACGCAGAGCTCTTAAATCAAGAGCCTTATGTTTTCCACGATTCTTGACCTTATGCCACTCAGGCTTAACGTGCTCGCCTGGGTCGTTATGAAGATGGTGGTTATGAAATTGATGATAAAAGTCTGATGTGTTTAATTTAATTTTGCTCATCTTTAAGCTCCATCATTGGTTTCAAGTTTCAAGTCCTTGCTTTGAGGCTTGATACTTACTTCTTTGTTGGTGGCAATAGTAGAGCCTTTTTCGTTACGCTCATATATAGGCTTGCCTTTAGCATTGGTAGCCATTTTTTCTTTAGGATCATAATGCAAAAAGAACCCATGAGAATCTTTGTGCGCTTCGTCCATCTTTCCTGTTGCTTTCTTGTTCTTTAATCCAACAATGACTCCATGCTCACCTTCTGGCTGCATGTCCAATGGCCTAAAGTCGTGGCTGTCACCGTTAATTACTTTGAACTTCTGACCCGTCTCTTCGTCATGCACATGTTCAGGTAAATGAGTCTTATGAGTAAATGCCATCGCTACATTGTCACCGCCCATTAAACGCTTGCGCATCTGTTTCCAATTAGTATTCTCATTCTCAACGCCCTCTTGGCTCGCGCCAGTGCTTGAGTAAGTATAGTGATGGTTTGGTGCAACAGGGTTTGTATTGTTCTTGGTGTAATCGTAGAAAGTTACATCAGGATGAGCATTAATGATTGACTTATGAACTCGCGGGTTGATGTCAGACAATACATTTAAACGTACCCCCAAATGATTGCCATTTGCGCCAGCCATATCTTTGGCGGCTTGAATCTCATCGTGAAGCTTAATAGCAAATGAGTGAGGGTCATGTAAGAAAGCTTGCGTCTTCAATAGACTATTTAATCGCGGGCCCTTAAACTCGCTCAAGTCTTGACCACCACCAAGTTTAAAGTAATTACCGGATGTCTTGCCTAAGCATTCCGCTTTACATGATGCTGAGTTAGGGCAAGTATTAAAGCCAGCCTCTTCATAAGCAGGCGCTAAGGCCAAGCCAGTAGTCTCAACGCCACGACCATCAGGCAACTTGATTGGCTCTTCATCTTTGCCGGTTTCTGTTTTCAGCAACTTGGCATTCTTACCTAGTAAATCTTTTACTTTTCCATCTTTATTAACACCAATAAACTTGCCAACAGCTTTAGCTGCTTTAGCACTATTAGCAATTCTATCTTCATGCGACAGGCTCAAATGGTGAGCTATGGATTCATCAAATGCTTTAGATAAGTTGTCTTTACTAATTTTTTTAGGATCGTATGGAGTAAACTCAGGTTCTTTCTTAGGCTGAGGGTTAGCAGGTTGAATCGCAAATGTCTTACGCTTTGGCTGACCGCCTTCTGCCATACCAGCCGGGCCCATCGCCTGCATAGTCTGACCCTGCGGTGTCATCGACAATAGGTTACCCATCGGTGGTGTAGCGCCTTGCGGAGCACTGCTCTCATATCCGCCAGGCTGTTGCCCATCCGCTCCTTCCGGTGCTGAGTTAGGCTGACCATCCTGATTAGGCTGTGGCTCAGTCTGAGCAGGCATCATCTGCTGGCCCTGCTGCGCATTGTTTTGGTCAACCCCGCCCACAGGCAGTCCATTGCTATCAGCCACGCCGCCCACAGGTATGAAGTCATTTGTTCTGGGATTAGGACTAATAAACCTTTTGGGATCCATGTCCACAGCCTGATCTATACCTATGTTGCTTACATAGTCAGGATTCTTACGCTGATTAATTTGGAAGCGCATTTGCGCGATTGTAGGTGCGTCCATTAAACCGCCTTCTGCTTTATGAATAATTTTAGGGTTATTCTCTTTAATAACTTTAGTTAATTTAGTCCCAGGTAGTAATAAATGACTCGTACCATGTTCATCATTCATTTCTACCGCTGAGTATCCTAATTTTTTTGCTATTTGCCCACGATATTTTTGAGCGATATGCCCAGGATTTTCTAGATCAACATCTTTAAACCCTGTGTTCTCCGCAGAATTTTGATCATCTTCTATTACTGCATTCCAAGCTTGCTCAAAATTCGGATGATGTGGTTTTACCCCAGTAACCTCGCTAAAAGCTTTTAATGTTTTTTCATGCGGTAAGTTGTACCTTAAATCATAATGAGTCAATATTTTGTTTTTAGGAACATCGGCGTAATATTTGTCTCGACCGTGGGCACCCCATGATGATTTCTTATCATGGTGCGCAAAGAATCCATGAAATGCTTTACCTGTAGGCACTTCAGACCATACACCTTCTTTAGGATCGTAACCGCCGTGATAGAACCTTTGATGTGTTTTCTCATTAGGTAAGTTATTTTCTTCCATTTCATGAGTTACAATTTTAGGATTGATTATTTTTTTAGCAATCATTTCAGTGCGCATCTGGTCGATTGTCGGTTTTTTCATTGAACCGCCTTCTGCTTTGTGGATTATTTTCCTAGCAATAATGCCGTGGCCTACGTCACGCTCTTCATCGTAGCGCACAGGATCATGCATAGGGTAAAGGTGCTTAGTCTCGGTCTTAATGTCAAACGCCGATCCTTCGGGAACCAAATGTTGTGACTCCATACTGCGAAACTTTTTCTTTCCGACTATCATCGGCTCACCGACAGTTACCTCACCAATTGCTTTGGCTGGGCCTTCGCCCGTTCTTACTATAGATACGCGCCTACCAACATATGGGCGTAGTGAATCGCCGTTGCGTGACTCGTGTGTTTTGTGCCCATCAACAATCAAATCAGCATAGCGCATGCCCGCCTTACGGTCGGATGCCACATTGATTCCCATTAACGGCTTTTTATTCATACCGCAATTATCCTATCCATTTGCAATCTGAACAACGCCCATCACCTTGGCATATTCCAAGGCTCTCGCAGCTCCGCTTGGGTTTTACGCCACCTGATCCACTTGCGTAAGATTCCAATGGTCTGCTGCTCCCAGACATCGTTGTTGGCGTGAACCGATATCTCAAAGGTGTCGTTTGTGATCGATAGTCGGACACCATCAATGTGAAAGACCCGACTGTAGCCTTCACTTCCTTTTCCGAATTCGACATTAATGTTATCGCTCATAATTAGGGTCAGATACTAGTCTGACTAGTATTCCCTACACAGAGTAGGGGTTCTCTCTACCTCGGCTATTGTAAATCTCTGCGTCTGATATGTCTTCCTGCTCAATCTCATCCCTTGGTGGTGCGTCGATACTGATCCATCCTGAGTCACGCAAGTAGCGCAGGCCTTGGCTGATGCAGTCAACGAACTCATCGTGCTCTGTGCCCTCGGGGAAGCTGCAGATCTGGCTTACCATGCCCTCAGCCCAATCCCTGACGTAGCCCTTGTTCACCGAGCTCTCAGGCACCCATACCCGACCCGCCTTGATTATGTTCGCCACAATCGATAGGCGCTGAATCTTATCAGCTTTGCCAGGGTTATAGGCATGCACAGGGATATGGGCGCGCTGCAAGTCTTGGATCAGGCTGATGCCTGCGCTCTTGTCCTCCACCAGTACCAAGTCCACAAGCTTGCGGTCGCGTCCTTCGCCATACACCACCTCATACTCCGCAATCACCTTGGGACGCAGGTCAGGGTACTGCAGGTGTTCCTGCCAGCAGTCCAGTATCAGCACGCTCATCCCACCATCCTGCGGCTTGTATACGCCGAGCGTAATAGAGCCAGTAGGATCGTTGTAGGTCTTGTCTGATGTCGCGCAGTCATACGACTGAATGATGTACTCAAACTTAGGGAAGGGCTTAGTGCTGGGCCACATACGGAACCACTCACGCTTGACGATACCACTAGCCTCGGGGTCGATCAGCTCGGCGTGGATTTCCTGCTGCCCCAACTTCGTGCCCTCATACTGCAGGATCTGCTTCTGGAATGACTTAGCTAGGTTAGCCACGTTTACGTAGGTGCTGGCCTTGGTTACCACCACATCATCATCCTCGCGGCTAATCAAGTCCATGATCAGCGGCTTAGGCTTAGGGGTGGTCGATACGATAATGCGCGTGCGCTTACCTAAACGCACCGCGAACTGGATCATGTCCCATGACTCTTGAATGTAATCCCACGCAGCCAGCTCATCGAGCCATGCGCCATGCCATTGACCACCACGGAAACGCTCGGGCTCCGACGCAGGAATGCCTTTGATAAACGACCCGTTGATCAGCTTAATCTCGTGTAGGGATTTGTTGTAGTCAGCGATCAGCTCTTTTGGGCAGACGTTAAGCAGACCGCTATCGCCCTCAAAGCAGGTGCCGCGTATGTCGCCAGAGGTCGGCGCGGATACTAACCAGCGGCTACCAGGCTCTTCCCATGCCCACGCCAGTAGCGTCTCAGCAGAGGCTCGAGTCTTACCAGCGCCACGACCCGCAAGCATCAGCCATATGTTCCACCAATCGCCTGCTGGCTCTATTTGGTGTTTGTGCGCCTGCTTTATCCAATTGAGCTGCCAATTGATTATTGACTGCTGCACAGGCGTAAGCTTAGCGTACTCCTCTTTCAAGTACGGCTCATCAGCCAGTATTGCAGCAGCTGCGCTCACTCAGCCTGCCTAGCCATCTTCATAGACTTGAGGAGCTCACCGAACACATTTAGGTTGTTCTCGAGCACCACAGGGTTCTCATCGTCACCAGCGTGCACTACGCGGTCGCCATACTTCTTAGGACGTAGCTTAGCGGCTGTCCACTTGCGTGCGTCAATCCTATTCTTCTGCCACTGGATATAAGCTGAGTCTAGCTTGATCGATAGTTGGTTTCCTTCCTTATCGAATACAGGCGCAGTCTCAGGCGTTTCATCCGCAATAGCTACTATCTCATCAGCCATTGATTCAGCCTGCTCCTCCCTGGCTCGCACGTATTGGTCTAAGAAACTTGGGCGCGCATTCATCCATGTATATATTGTTTGCCTAGATGGCATCGTCGGATCTTCTGTAATGCTACGAAGTGACTCACCACCTGCTAGTCTATTGCATATCTGATTGGCAATTTCTTGGGTGAATTCTGAGTGTCTACCTAATGGGAGTAGATCTGCTGGGTCTTTACGTTTGGTTACCATATCTATCCTTTCACACGTAGTTTCAGTGCATTCGTGAATAGTATAGCAACTTGTTTGATTATGCTCAATCGTCGGCTTCGGCGCTCAGGATTTTCTTCTCTGCCCATTTCTTGTAGATTTTAAGCTCTTTGTTCTCTTTGGTTAAGTCATCGACCTTAGATTGCAAATGCTTCATAGTGCTTTGTGCGCGCTCAATCCATTCCGATACTTCTCGCGGCATCGTGTATAGAGTCTCTTCTTGCGACTTCTCTGCAATAGCTCTTTTTCGCATCTTGTAACGCCTTATAAGTGGGGTTGGGGAGCATAGCCATTGCGGCAAATACTCCCATGAACAGGATAACTATCCCTATCTTAGCTGCCAAGGTCTCTACCGGCTTTTGGCTCGGTAGATCCATCATCATCTCATCTATCTCACGCTTATTCATTACATGCCTTCGATGACTTCTTCGATGGTTACTTGGTATACCTTACCGAATACATCTTCCACGCGGATAGTCTTCTTGGTGCTCTGGAACACGCCGTTCTTGTCCAGGTCAATCTGAATCTTGCCTACGGAGGCTATCAAGTTGTTCTCGCGGCTATCTTGGAACTTGATAGCTGGCTGAATCAGGTTGGCTATGTAATCACAATAAGCTGGAGTTACATGATTGTTTTTAATAAACAGGGTAGCAATTTTATTCATGATTAAGCCTCCGTCATTTCGCTTTGTACAAATTCTTCAATGTCTTGTATCTCTGCCTTGCTCAGAATTGCATCCAGCTCTGGTGCTGGTGTGCCGTCAGCGTGCAGGATATTGAACTCAATCTCGCAATATCCGTGGTAGTCAACGTCACTGTCCCAGCTACGACGATTAGGTGGGCTTTCGTGAAAGTAAGTCACGTTAATCAACACATCTACTGGCTGCTCAAGTTGAGCTGCATCTAACGTGTATTCGATCCGTACTGGCTTCATTTGATTCTCCTGAATAAACCTGCAACGCTGCAGTGAGTGAATTATAACTCAAAATTAGAATCTGCAATCAAATTTACGCAGCTCAGCAAAAATATTTTGAATATTCTTCATTGACGTTGTTAACTTGTCATCTTGCTCAGTTGCCAGGATATGAATCTCAGGTATCCGAGCCCGTGGCAGACCGAGCCTGATCTGCTCCCAATACAAGGTATAGCTTTCCTGCTGGCTAGGTGGCACCCATCCGTGTTTCTTCCATGTCTGTTGTACGTCAATCATTATTCGTCTCCATAAACGTCTAAAAGCTCTTGTATCGCGTCTTCAGGGGTCGAGCCATAACAATGCTCCTCATCCTTACACGCGCCCTTAAAATAGGCTATATAGCGGTCGCTGCTATTGACCCACATCTCATTGAAAAATGCTTCTGCTTCTCTTGCCATGATTATCTCCAGTTGAGGGGACAAGCCCCCCGCCAATTAGGAATAATTAAGTTTGTGATTGTTTTCGCACAGGTTGATGTATTCAACGGCAGGCATAGAACGAATGACTTTGCAATAGCCAAAATCAGGTTGAGCCTCATCCAAAGCTTCGTATGCATGCTCTTTGATAATCCAATCGGCGCGTATGGGCAAAATTACGCTACCAATGCTATCAATCGCTGCAATTAAAAAAGCTGTTTTCATATTGACCTCAAAATAAAGCCCCCCGTAGGGGGCAGGTTAATTAGGCTGTAGGGGTAACAGTGATGCGAGCAGTAGACTCGCCGCGATATTGTTTGTCAAATTCTTCTTCAGTCATGCCGAGTGCAAGCATTACTTTGTCCATGTCGACTGAACCTTTGACTGCTGACAGGCTTACCTTTACGGAGTGCAACTCACCACGGTGTGGGATGACCTTGCCTTTAGCGTCTTTGTCGCACTCGCCATACTTGTTAGCGATAGCATCTTTCATTTCTTTGACTTGCAGGGCGATTGCTTTAGCTTGTTGGTCGAGCACATAGAGTGCATCGATGTCGGACGAGAGGGATTCAACTGTTGCGAGAGTCTGGATTGCTGCCTGAGTTGCTGTGATCATTTCTGTCTCCAAATAAACCTGCGCAAGTGCAGTGAGACGAATAATAACTCAGAATTAGATTCTTGTGCAAATTATTTTAGTGTTGTATTTAAACTACTAGTCTGACTAGTAAAAAGGGGCTGGTGTACGGATATTGTA